ATCACGTTTGCAACTTGCCTATGAAAATTTACCTACTTGGATGCAACAAGGAGTAATGTCATGGAACAAAGGGAGTTTAGAACTTGAAAATGGTTCTAAGATTTTGGCGGCTTCTACTTCTGCTAGTGCGGTGCGTGGCGGTTCTTATAATATTATTTTCCTTGATGAGTTTGCTTACGTCCCTAGTAACGTAGCTGAACAATTCTTTAGTTCTGTCTATCCTACCATCTCCTCTGGTAAAACATCAAAGGTTATGATCGTTTCTACTCCACATGGTATGAATATGTTTTACAAGATGTGGAAAGATGCAGAAGAGAAGAGAAGTTCTTATGTTCCTATTGAGGTACATTGGAGTGAAGTGCCAGGGCGTGATCAGGCGTGGAAAGAGGAAACAATACGAAACACCTCAGAAGCACAGTTTAACACAGAGTTCGAGTGTGAGTTTTTAGGTTCTATTGATACACTAATTAGTCCAGCAAAACTTAGAACTTTATCATATCATGCACCTTTAAAGTCTAACGCAGGCTTAGATGTCTATGAAAACCCAACAGAAGGTAAAGATTATTTTATTACGGTTGATGTTGCCAGAGGAACACAGAAAGATTTTTCTGCATTTGTAGTATTTGATATATCTCAGATTCCTTACAGGGTGGTTGCAAAATACAAAGATAACGAAATAAAACCTCTACTATTCCCCCAAGTAATATACAATGCGGCTCGTGCTTACAATCAAGCATTTGTATTAATAGAGGTTAACGATATTGGAGAACAGGTTGCAAACACTATGCAGTTTGATATGGAGTATGATAATCTAGTTATGGCATCTATGCGTGGTCGGGCAGGACAAGTATTAGGTGGTGGATTTTCGGGTGGTAGAGCTCAATTAGGTGTGAGAACTACTAAAGCAACAAAGAAAATAGGTTGTTCCAATCTAAAACAGTTAATAGAAGATGATAAACTTTATATCCCTGATTTGGATTGTATTGGTGAACTTTCTACATTTATTATAAAAGGTAGTTCTTTTGAAGCAGATGATGGACAAAATGATGATCTGGTTGCTTGTATGTTTATATTTGCATGGGCAACAGACCAGACCTATTTTAAAGAACTAACAGATATGGACATTAGAAAAACCATGATAAGGGAACAACAAGACGCATTAGAACAGGATATGGCGCCATTTGGTTTTATCGTTACAGGACTAGAGGATGAAAATATAGGTGAGATGGTAGATGATTATGGTACTAAGTGGAGTCCTATAGTAAGAAATTACGAAACAGATTGGTAATATTAAATGAATTCTATTAGATCATTGTCGAGTTTAATCCAGCAATTAGAACATACAGTGATAGATTCTCCTATAAGTTGGAATACTTCCTGTCTACTTTCGTCACTAGTTCCTACTCTTTTAGTTAGTTTTCGTATTTCAGAGTTGTGAGGATAAAATTTCAGACACACTGTTTCTGCTTCACCACAATGCTTACAGTGTTTATCGGCTAAATATTCATTAAGAATAACAATACGTTTACGGTAGTTTCTACGTGCAACCTTTTTAATCGTATCCTTATACTTCTCATAATGTGAATTGACCATACTATTATATATAACACTTATATGTTATAACACATCTAAAAACATGTTATTGCAATTCTTTTTTTTATAAATATTCTTAATAACAATGATATTTCAAACTTAGGAGTCAAAAATGTCTTTTCTTTCCTCTCCTGGCGTACATGTACGAGAGATTGACCTTACAGGTATTATCCCATCAGTTGCCACCACAGTTGGTGCAATTGCAATGCCTGCACAAAAAGGTCCATCTGGAAGCATAGTCACTATAGGAAGTGAGCAGGATTTATTGTCAATTTTCGGTAAACCAAACTCAAGTAATTTTGAGTGGTGGTTTACTGCTGCAAACTTTCTACAATATTCCGATCAACTAAAAGTTGTTCGCCCAACATCAGGACACTTAAATGCCGGTCAAGCATCAGGTGTCTTAGTTCGTGATGATGATCATTACCTAGATGCCTACTGGTCAGAAACAGGAGATGGACAGGTTACTTCTAATGATTGGTATGCAAGAAGTGCTGGAACTTGGGGTAACTCAATCGGTGTCCAGATTTGTCCTTCTGCAACTGCATATTCCCAAGATTTAGGAACTAATAACTTAACTGCTGCGGCAGAATCTGCTGGTGACACAGTGGTTGCTGTTGATGACGCAGATTCATCTGGTTATGCATTTAACGTGGGTGATTTAATTTCCTTCTCTTCAACCACTACTGGAACAGCTATGACTTTTCTTGCTGGTGATGAAGGTAATGAATACCAAATTGTTTCAATCTCAAGTAATGATCTAACAATTAGACTTGCTGGTGATCCAAACGGTGCTGGTTTACAGGCGGATATCCCAGACAATTCGTTTATTCGTAGACGTTGGGGTTTTTATAACCTCTTTGACGGTGCGCCTGGCACATCTGCATGGGCAACTGAAAATGCTCGTGGTGGTAATGATGAAATGCACATTGTAGTGTATGATACCACTGGAGATATCACAGGTTACGATTATGATGTTGCTGGTCAAGCAACAAATGCTGTAATCGAAAGATGGGGTAATGTTTCAAAAAACCCTGTTGCAAAGAATGCTCAAGGTGGTGGTAACTACTATGTTGATCTAATCTTTAGAGGTTCTGAATACATCTATTGGGGTGATCATCTTGCCGCTGGTACTAACTGGGGTACAGATACTACCACAGTATATACTGCTGTAAATACAGTCGATATCGCAACTCTTACTGGTGGAACAGACGATTATGCAGTAAGTAACGGCGAACTTAAAATTGCTTATGATGTGTTTGCTGATACAGAAACTATCGATATCAACCTCGTACTTTCAGGGCCATCTTCTGGTGTTGCTAATACTGCGGCTGGAATGGACACACATGGTACAATGATTACCGATCTTTGCGAATTACGTAAAGATTGTGTAGGATTTATCTCTCCATATCGTGCCGCTACAGTTGGTGTTTCTTCCTCTATCACGCAAACTGCGAATGTTCTTTCTGGATTTGATCTACTGCCATCGTCCTCTTACATAGTGTACGATAGTGGTTACAAATACATGTATGACAAGTATAATGATACATATCGATACGTTCCAATGAATGGAGATACTGCTGGTCTTTGTGCAAATACAGATAAAGTTGCTGACCCTTGGTATTCCCCTGCTGGTTACAATCGTGGAAATGTTCGTGGTGCAATTAAACTTTCTTACAATCCTAAAAATAGTGAGAGAGATCAGTTGTATCGTTCTAGGGTTAACCCTGTTACGAATTTCCCAGGCCAAGGTGTAATTCTCTTTGGTGATAAAACTGCTCTTTCCAAACCTAGTGCATTTGATCGTATTAACGTGCGAAGATTGTTCTTGGTTCTTGAAAAAGCTATCGCTACTGCTTCTAAGTATCAACTCTTCGAATTCAACGATGAATTTACAAGGGCTTCATTTAGGAACATGGTTGAACCTTTCTTGAGAGATGTACAAGGCAGACGAGGAATCTTTGACTTTAAGGTGGTCTGTGATTCTACAAATAATACGGGTGAAGTCATTGATCGTAACGAGTTTATAGGTGATATATACATTAAACCAGCTCGTTCCATCAACTTCATTACCCTAAACTTTGTTGCGGTGCGAACTGGTGTCGCATTTAACGAAGTCATTGGACAATGGGGGTAATAAAAAATGGCAAATATAGATGATTTTAAAGCTAACTTAATCGGGGGTGGTGCGAGAGCAAACCAATACAGGGTTACTATTACTCCTCCTCCAGGCATTGCAACAGGTCTTGATGTTCGTAGAGCTTCATATCTTGTAACAGCGTCTAATCTTCCTGGCATGACTTTGGCAGAAATTGCAATTCCCTTTCGAGGGCGTAGTATTTACATTGCTGGAGATCGTGAATTTGAAACAGCATGGACAACCACATTCTATAACGATACAGACTTTATGATCCGTAACGCTATGGAACGGTGGTCTAACGGTATCAATGATTTAGCAAATAATACTGGTGTTATTGCACCCGCTGATTATCAGACCGATTTGACAGTAGACCAATTGGATAGGGATGATACAATTCTGAAAAGTTATATTTTCAGAAGTGCCTGGCCAACTTCTATAACTCAAATTGATCTGGCAAATACCGCTGCAGCTGATATAGAAACCTTCGAAGTTACTTGGAGGTATCAACATTTTGAAGCTTCAGGCGTAAACTTCTAATTTTGACCCTACTAAATAGAACGTAGGAGATTAATAGAATGGCGGAACTATTCGGTTTTAGTATAAAAAGAGCACAAAAGGAGTTGGGGACTAACGAAAAAAGTTTCGCTAGTCCCGCTCCTGATGATGGTTCTATTGAAGTAGCGGGTGGAGGTTTCTTTGGTCAGGTATTAGATACTGATGGTAGAGAAAAATCTGACGTTGACCTCATTAAAAGATATAGAGATATTTCTCAACAATCGGAGTGCGATACTGCGATTGAAGATATCGTTAATGAGGGTATCGTTGCAAATCAAGAAGATATTCCTGTACAAATTTCTTTAGACAGAGTACCATTTTCAGACAAAATTAAACGTAAAATTCGAGAAGAATTTGAAGAAGTTCTAAGATTGCTTGACTTTAATGTAAAAGGTCATGACATTTTTAGACGTTGGTATGTAGATGGTCGATTGTATTATCAAAAGATTATTGACACAAAGAATCCACGTAAAGGTATTTCTGAATTACGTTATCTTGAAGCTACAAAGATTAAAAAAGTAAGAGAGAATGATAAAAAGGTAGATCCTAAAACTGGTATTGAAATGATCAAGAAAGTAAATGATTATTTTGTATATAATGATAAAGGTATTCAGAGTGCTGGTATGACAGGATCAGGTGCAAATCAGGGTGTTAAAATTGCACCAGATACTATTACATATGTACCTTCTGGAATAATTAATCAAAATACTGGTATGGTAATGTCTTATTTACATAAGGCAATCAAACCTGTTAATCAATTACGTATGATCGAAGATTCATTAGTTATCTATCGTATCTCACGTGCGCCTGAAAGACGTATCTTCTATATTGACGTTGGTAATCTACCAAAGGTTAAAGCAGAACAGT